TGATTACACCGTGCAGGGCAGCCGCACGCGCATTGCGGTGACGGACGAGGACGGCTGGCCCGGCATCATCCCGATCCGGGCGATGCATCCGCTCGACGATCATCGCGGGGCGGGCGCGCTGGAGGCAGCGCATCAGGCGGTGATGATCCACAATGCCGCCACCCGCTGGAACCGCGCGCTGCTGGAGAATTCGGCGCGGCCTTCGGGCGCGCTGGTTTACGAGACGGGCGACGGCATGACGCTCGCCCACGAACAATTCGAGCGGCTGAAGCGCGAGCTTGAAATCGCCTTTTCGGGAGCGGCCCATGCCGGGCGACCGATGCTGCTGGATGGCGGGCTGAAGTGGCAGAGCATGGCGCTCTCGCCCGCCGACATGGACTTCGCCACGCTCAAGAGCGCCGCCGCGCGCGACATCGCGCTCGCCTTCGGGGTGCCGCCGATGCTGCTCGGGCTGCCGGGGGACAATACCTATTCGAACTACCGCGAGGCCAACCGCGCGCTGTGGCGGCTGACGCTGCTGCCGCTGGCCGAGAAACTGTTCGCCGCCCTGCGCGAAGGCCTCGCCCCGTGGTTCCCGGATGCGGCGCTGGGCATCGATCTCGATCGCGTCACCGCGCTGTCCGAGGACCGCGAGCGGCTGTGGTCGCAGGTGTCCGACGCCGATTTCCTGACCCGCGCAGAAAAGCGCCAGATGCTGGGGCTGAGCCCCGAGGAGAATGCCCCATGAGCCGCGAAGATATCCTCGCCAGCCTGATGGCCCAAGCGCGCGAGGAAGGGGCCGAGCTGGTCACCTTGCGCGCCATCGTGGAGGAGGCAAGCGTGCTCGCCACCGACCGCGTCCTCGAACGGCTCGGCCTCGGCGATGCCGGGGCCGAGGGCGACCTGATGGAGCTGCGCGAGCTGCTGCGCGCCTGGCGCGATGCCAAGACCAGCGCGTGGAAGGCGCTGGTCGACTGGGTCGTGCGCGGGGCGCTGGCGCTGCTGCTGATCGGAATCGCGGTGCGGCTCGGCGCGTGGGACATGCTGTGAGCGCGCCGCTGCGATTTGCCGGCTATGCCGCGCTGTTCGACATCGCCGATGCCGGACGCGACACGATCCGGCGCGGGGCCTTTGCCCGCACCCTCGCCGAGCGCACGACGCCGCTGCCGCTCTACTGGCAACACCGTCCCGACCAGCCGATCGGCGTCATCGAGCAGGTTGCCGAGGACGCCCGCGGCCTGAAGGTGGTGGCCCGCATCGACCGTCCCGCCAGCCGCGCCGCGCAGTTGCTGGCGAAGGGCGAGGTGAGCGGCCTCAGCTTCGGCTTCCGCACCCGCGAAGCCCGCCAGACCCGGCAGGGGCGCGAACTGCTCGCCATCGACCTGTTCGAAGTGAGCCTCGTCACCCATCCCCTCCAACACGGCGCCCGCGTGCATCTGGTCAGCTGACCCGCGCGGACACACGTCCTCCAATCCATTCCCACCGGCCGCCACTGGGGCGGCCTTTTTTCTGCCCAACCGAAAGGCCCTTGCCCCATGGAGAATACCCCCACGACCACCCCCATCGCAGCCGCCGTCGATCCGCTGGAAGCCAGCTTCGACATCGTCACCCGTCAGGATCGCGCCGAGGCCGAAATCGCGGCTCTGCGCGGCGATGTCGACGAAGTGAAATCGCGCCTCGACAAGGTTGCCCGGGCGGCCTCGCGTCCCGTCATCGGCGGCGGGCAGGCGAACGACAGCCCCGAAGTCAAAGGCTTTGTCGAGGGCTATCTGCGCCGTGGCCGCGAGACAGAAATCAAGTCGATCAACGGCGGCACGCCGGCCGATGGCGGCTTTGCCGTGCCGCGCCAGATCGACGCGCTGATCGCCCGCCAGCTGCTCGACATCAGCCCGATCCGTGCCATCGCGCAGGTGGTCCAGACCGGCTCTGCGGGCTATCGCAAGCTGGTCGCCACAGGCGGCACGGCTTCGGGCTGGGTCAGCGACAATGCGCCGCGCCCGGAAACGGCCACCACCAAGTTCGCCGAAATCGCCCCGCCCGCGGGCGATCTCTATGCCAATCCGGCCGCGAGCCAGGCGATGCTCGATGATGCCGCCTTCGATATCGAGACCTGGCTGGCGAACGAGATCGCGCTGGAATTCGCCCGCGCCGAAGGCACCGCCTTCGTCAAGGGCACCGGCACCAACCAGCCCGAAGGCTTCCTGACCGGGGCCAAGGGCACGGCGGAAGACGGCGTGCGCGCATTCGGCACGCTGCAATATGTCGGCACCGGCAGCGCCACCGGGCTCGGCACCGCGCTCGATGCCAAGCTGATCGACCTGATCCACGCGCTCAAGTCCGGCCACCGTCAGGGCGCGTGCTTCGTGATGAACTCGACCACGCTCGCCAGCGTCCGCAAGCTCAAGACCGCCGACGGCGCGTTCCTGTGGCAGCCGGGTCTGGTGGAAGGCCAGCCCGACCGGCTGCTGGGCTATCCGGTGATCGAGGCCGAGGACATGCCCGATGTCGCGGGCGGGGCCTTCCCGATCGCGTTCGGCAACTTCCGCCACGGCTATCTGATCGCCGAACACAGCGCCACGCGGGTGCTGCGCGATCCCTTCACCAACAAGCCGTTCGTGCATTTCTACGCGACGCGGCGGATCGGCGGGAAGGTGCTCGATTCGAACGCCATCAAGCTGCTGAAGATCGAAGCCTAGGCCCCGGCCAGGCTTCGCTGTCCCGGCCCGGTCGAGCGCCCCCTTGCTCCCGGGCCGGCATCTCGCGCCCGCATCGCTTCAGGCCATCCCCCGCCTGACCCGGCGATGCGGGCGCACCTTGTTTTGATCAGAATGTGGGAGAACCCGCGATGCAGCGGACAATCGTGCAGCCTCCGGTCATCGGCAATGCTGCGCTGGCGGAGCTGAAGCACTGGCTCGCCATCAGCCGGCCGGACGATGACGCCGCGCTGACGCGGCTCTTGGAAACCAGCGTGACCATTTGCGAGGCCTTCACCGGCCAGTCGCCCTTGCGCCAGACGGTCGAGGAAATCGTCCCGATCAGCGCCGACTGGCAGGAACTGGCGTCGCGCCCGGTGCAGGCGCTGGTGGCCGCGGCGACCATCGGCGAGGATGGCACCCGCACCACCATTGCTGCGCCGGAATACGCCATCGAACTCCACGCGGCGGGCGCCGCCTGTGTCCGCTTCACCCAGCCGCTCGCAGGCCCGGCCGTGGCGCTCCAACTGCGTGTCGGGATCGCGGCTGACTGGGCGGCCCTGCCCCCGCCGCTGGCGCAGGGCATCATCCGCCTCGCCGCGCACCATTACCGCGACCGCGACACCAAGGGCAGCGCCGTGCCGCCCGCTGCCGTAACCGCGCTGTGGCGCCCCTGGCGGCAGGTTCGGCTCGGATGATCCGGGTCAGCGTTCCAGGCGCGGGATTGGTCAGGCGTCTGCAATTGCGCGCCCAGCGCCTTGCCGACCGCCACCTGCGTGCCGCCCGCCGGCGCAAGCGCTCGCGCTGGCATTCGCCCGAGGTGCTGTGGCCCGACTTTATCGACGATAACCCGGGGAGCTGAGCGCCATGGAAAACGATTTGCGCGCCGCCCTGATTGCATGGCTGCGCTCCGACCCTGCCCTCGCGGGGATCAACACCATTGCTGAAGAGGCACCGCTCAGCGCCAGCCCGCCGTGGCTCGGCATCGCCGCGAGCGCCTCGATCGACTGGGGCACCAAGGACCGGCCGGGCCGCGAGACGCGGATCGCGCTGGAGCTGGAAACCCGCATCGATCTGACCGCCGCCGACGCAGCGCTGCTCGGCGCAATCGAGCGCCGGGTGCTGGCCCTGCCGCCGTTCCAACCGGGGTTCGAGCTCGCCTCGATCCGCTTCCTGCGTTCGCGCAGCGAGGCCCGCGACGACAATCGCCGCGGGGCGCTGCTCGAATTCCGCTTCCGCATCTTTGCCCCCATCACGGAGTAAGCCCATGCCCGCACAATCCGGCTCCGCCTTCCTGCTCAAGATCAGCGACGGCGCCACGCCCCCGGCCTACCAGACGGTCGCCGGCCTCAGGACCACGCAGATGACCATCAACGGCGACACCGTCGTCGTCACCCACAAGGGCTCGGGCGGCTGGCGCGACCTGCTGTCGGGCGCCGGCACCCGTTCGGTGTCGGTCAGCGCGGCGGGGATCTTCCTCGGCAGCAATGCCGAAAGCGCGGTGCGCGCCCATGCGCTGGCCGGAACGCTCGACAATTACGAGCTCTCCTTCGAGGACGGCGAGCGGCTGCGCGGACGGTTCCTCGTCCAGCGGCTCGATTATGCCGGGGATTTCAACGGCGAGCGCAGTTACACGCTCCAGCTGGAAAGCTCCGGACCGGTGATCACAGCATGAGCGCCGCCGCCGCCAATCCGCTGCGGGGCGAGTGCGACATCGTCATTGGCGGCGAACCTTGGGTTCTGCGTCCGACTTTCGAGAACCTTGTCCTTGCCGAAGCCGAGCTGGGATCGCTGTTCGCGCTGGTCGAACGGGCCTCGCAAGGCGCGCTTACGCTCGCGGAGATCGCCGCGCTGCTGTGGCACTGCCTGCCGCCCGGCAACCGGCCGGAACGCGCCAGCGTCGGCCAGGCGGTCGTCGCGATGGGGCTGGTGAGCGCCACCCGTCCGGTGCGCGCGATCCTCGCCCAGGTGCTTCAGGGCGAGGCGTGAGCGCGAGTTTCGCCGACGCCGCCCGGCGCTGCTGTGCGCTGTCCGCAAGGCTGCTGGGCTGGCGTCCGGGCGAGTTCTGGACGGCGACCCCGGCCGAACTCGCAATGGCACTGGCCGACCCAGCCGATCCTGCCGCCCACACCCCGCCCGACCGCGACCTGATCGCCCGCATGATGGAGTGCAACCCCGATGGATGACAATTTCGATGCGCTGGTGATCGACGTGCGCGCCAGCACCGACGGATTTGCCGCCGACGTGGAGACGATGCGCCGCTCGCTCGACACCTCCCTGCTCGACGGCTTCGGGCGGGCGGGCAATGTGCTGGAGAATGGCCTGCTGTCGGCCCTGCGGCGCGGCAGTCTCGGGTTCGACGATCTCAAGCGGGTGGCGTTTCGCGCGCTGGACGAGATCGCCTCCCATGCGCTGCAATCGGGCCTTGCCAACCTGTTCGGCGAGTCCGGCGGCGGCGGGCTTGGCGGACTGATCAGCCAGTCGCTCGGCGCGCTGTTCGGCCTGCCGGGCCGGGCGACCGGCGGGCCGGTGTCGCCGGGGCGCGCCTATCTGGTGGGCGAGAACGGCCCCGAAGTGTTCCTGCCGACCGCCGCGGGCCGGATCGAGCGTGGCGGGTTTGGCGATGGCGCACAGGGGCGCGCGGTCAATGTCGCGATCCAGCTGGCCGTGCCGCGCGGCACCGCTGCCCCCACCGCGATGCGCCGCTCCTCGCGCCAGATCGCCAGCGCGGTCCGCCGCACCCTCCAGCAGGTCTGACAAAGGACACCCGATGGCATTCTGGCTCGCCCGCGAACGCCGCGCACAGGAAAGCGGCTTCATCCAGCGCTTCGATCCGCGCTTCTGGACCGTCAACTTTCCGCGCCCGGCGATGGGATCGGTCGTGACGCTTGGTCCCGATTCCCTGCGGGTGGATGTCGAGCTCCACCATGCGGGCGAGCTGGTGGGGCTGATCTGGGACAGCGCGGACACGCTCGATCATCCGCTGCTCGCCTACCAGACCGACCGCGACTATTCGCACACCACGCTCCGCTTCCGCTGGCAGTCAAACGGGGTAATCCCGCTCGATCAGCCCAACGGGCCGACCCTGACCATCGAAGGCCGCGATGCCGCCGGGCTCCCGCAAACCTGGTATGTGCGGCTGTGGAACTATGCCGAAGGCACACCGACCGATGCGCGGGTGACGCTGCCCTTCTCGGCGCTCGAAAGCGGCTACGGCCTGCCCGGAGAGCCGGTGCATCCGGACGATATCGACCGCATGTTCATCTCGTTGGTAGCGCCGGGATACATTGCCGGAAGCACAGCCCCCCTGCCCGCGCGCTTCAACGGCTCGGTGACGCTGAGCGAAATCGCGACCGAGGGCGGGCGCGGGATGCTGGAGCTCGGCGATGTGCTGCTGCCCCCGCATGGCGAGCGCATGGCGACCGCCTATGACGATGCCTACAACCAGACCCC